AGATGGGGCGTTAGTAGCTGCTCAAAAGAATCCGGACGACACTTTCAACCTCAAGCTTCTGCATACCTGGCACAATCCGATTTCGCTAGACGATAAAGCTATTGCCAACGACATCGCGCCCTATGCACGCAAGTATCCGCTTGAATATGTGGCCTTTAGCAAGAGAACAAGCTCTGCCGTAGCTGCGCGACTTATGCCCGCCGGCATTCCGGTGATTGACATTGATGGCGCACTTTATGGCCAGAGCTGCGATGAATTGCTCGGTGCGATTACGTCAAAGAGATTGATCCACGGAAAACAGGCAGAATTATCCAAGCAGATACTATCGGCCGTGAGACTGCCAATGGGCGACGGAGGATGGATTATAGGAAGAAGAGCGTCAAGTGTCGCCGTTTGTGCAGCCGTGGCCAGTGCGCTCGCCACACACTTTGCGACACGCCCAGAGATGGAGATAGACATTCTGGTCGGCTAGATGTATACGCGAGGCTTAGACTTCACGCATGGGTCTATTCTCTCGCACAGTTACGACTGCGGCTCCGGCTGCCACTTCTGACATTGAAGCATCGCTGGCTCCAGTAAATGTCACCAGCTCTCTCTACAATATCTACGGCGTTGCCGGCATTACTGCATCGCGCGTGGAGTTTATGTCAGTGCCAACGTGCGCAAGAGCCCGAAACATTATTTCGTCAAGCGTTGCATCAATTCCACTTAAGGTTCGCACTCGCGCCGATGGCGCTCGCGTTGAATCTCCTCCAAAGGTAATTAACCAACCAGATCCACGCGTTCCAGGATTCGCAACCTATGCCTGGCTTGCGGAAGACTTATTGCTATACGGATATGGTTACATGCGCATTCTTGAAATTTATGCAGACACATATCGCATTCGCAGTGCAGAGCGCATTGATCCAACTCGCGTCACAATTAAAACTAATGCGCAAGGAACTGAAATCGATTATTACTGCGTAGATTCGATTCCCGTACCTTACGAGGGCGTGGGCGCTTTGGCAGTTTTCTATGGAGTCGATGAGGGCATTCTCAACAGAGCCGGCCGAACAATAAAGGCCGGTGCAGAGTTAGAACGCGCCGCAACTATGTACGCACGCGAACCAGTGCCAACGATGGTCTTGAAATCTAACGGCACTGCACTTCCAGCAGATCGCATTGCAAAGCTTCTTGAATCCTGGGGGCAATCCAGAAGAAATCGCTCAACGGCTTTCCTCAATGCCGATGTCGAGTTACAGACTTTAGGATTTGATCCGGAGAAGTTACAACTAAATCAAGCCAGATCTTACGTCGCGACAGAATTGGCCAGGGTCACAGGTATTCCGGCTTACTACGTCGATGCAGAATCCGGATCTAGTATGACTTATTCAAACGCAACTTTGGCGCGTCAATCTTTGCTGGACTTCTCTTTGCGTCCAATTATGACTGCCATTGAAGAGCGTCTCTCAATGACTGGAATGGCTAATGATTTCGTGCCAGCATCACAGGAAGTTAAGTTCGATTTAGATGATTACTTGCGTGGATCAGCAAAAGAGCGCGCAGACGTTTACAAGATTCTCTACGACATCGGAGCTCTTACTTCCGATGAAATCCGACTAGAAGAGGAAATGATCCGATGAAAGAAACAAAGCCAACTCCGATGAATCTAGACTTTTCAATCAAAGTCACGGCCACGGACTTTCCAAAGCGCGAAATCTCTGGACGCATTGTTACCTGGAACGAAGAGGGCTCCACATCAGCCGGCTCGACAATGTTTAAGCCTGGCTCCATTACTTTCAGCGATACGACTAAATTGCTACTTGAGCATCGCCGTGAATCTCCAATCGGATTCTTGAAGAGCTACAAAGTCACCGATGACGGTATCGATGCGACGTTCGCTATCGGTAACACAACTGCCGGCAACGATTCTCTGGTCGAGGCATCGTCTGGATTGCGCGATGGATTTAGTGTCGGCGTACTAGCTGAAAAGTATAAAAACGTCGATGGCGTCTTAGTTATTAGCGCAAGCGCGCTCAAAGAAGTCTCACTGGTCACAGATCCGGCCATAGCATCAGCGAAGGTCGCAGTCGCAGCTAGTGAGCAAGAAGATTCTGAATCCGTCGTGGAAACAGAAGAACAAACTACCGAAGGAGAAAACGAAGTGGAAACAACTCCAACCGTCACAGAAGCACCAGCCGAAACGGTTGAGGCTTCCAAAGTCGTACAGGCCGAGGCAGCTCGTCCGCTCTATTTCACATCACCACGATCACCAATCACAACAGGTGGCGCATATCTTGAGCACACAATTAAGGCAGGACTTGGCAACGAAGATTCTCGTCAGTATGTAAAAGCTGCTGACGATTCATTCACAACAAATCCAGCTTTCTCACCAGTGTCATATGTTCGTGACGTTGCACAAAACACAAATGCAGACCGTCCAGTAATTGACGCATGCGGTGGAACACGTCCATTAAGCACATACGGAATGACAGTCTCAATTCCTAAAATCACTGCTAACTCAACTGCTGCAACAGTGGCAGAAGGCGGAGATCCAACAGCAACAACCGCGATTACCTCATCCTATGTGAACGCGACCGTAATTAAGAAAATGGGCTTCCAGCGCTACAGCGTAGAGCTCCTTGACAGATCAGATCCAAGCTTTTATGAAATCATGTTGGCAAATCTTCGCGATGCGTATGCTCAGGCAACTGACGCGTATGTAATCGCTCAGATCACTGCTGGCGGAACTCAAGCTACTGCAACTGCTGCAGATTCAGCCGGATTGATTTCATTCGTATCAACAGAAGCACCAGCTGCATACACTGCAACAAAGCGCACTGCTAAGTCATTCGTTTCAGGAACTTCCATCTGGGCGACGCTTCTCGGCGCAACTGATACAACAGGACGTCCAATCTACAACGCTGGAAATCCTATGAACAACGCAGGATCTGCGGTTCCAACATCAATTCGCGGAAACGTTCTTGGACTTGATTACTATGTAGATCCAAACATGGTTGCAACTTCAATCGATGAATCAGCATTTATCATCGAGCCACGTTCAATCGAAATCTTTGAATCTCCAGCTCTAACTTTGGCAACAAATGTGCCAACGACCGGAGAAATCGAAATTTCCTTGTATGGCTATATAGCAGCGCAGGCCGTTTTTGCGGGAGGTCTACGCCGCTTTAATTTGACATAGTCACAAACTAATCATGGGCTAGGTGCGCTCCCGTATCTAGCCCAGCAGCTCACGAAAGGGAACAGAGATGCCAGCAATTATTACAGTCGCCAGTCTTAGGACAGTGCTCGGCGTCTCTGTTTCTCTTTATTCTGACGCTTATCTTGAAGGAATTATCGATTCCGCTGAACAGGTAATTCTGCCGCTATTAACTGCTAACCAAAACTCAGTCGCCGCCGTTTATCTTCAAAACAATGTTGCCTATTACATAACACAGAAGCCGAACACATTCGTCGCTGGTCAAAGTGTTGTCGTTACCGGTTGCGTTCCAGCTACATTCAACGGAACACAGACAGTCACATCAAATTATTATGATCCTTTTCCTTACTTACCTTTCGCATATCCGGCTCCATATTTCTACTTTACTTCTGCCATTACTAATGCAGACATTACTTTTCGTCCAGTAATTCCTGGCGGCGTAGTTTATCTATCTGGGGCAGACGCGGCCACGCTCTATGCGAATACCGACGCAGTCGAACAGGCGGTCACCATCGTCAGCGTTGAGATATTCCAGAGCGTGGTCGCTCCAGGTGGTCAGATTGAGGGCGTGGATTTTACGCCGTCGCCATATCGAATGGGTCGATCACTGCAAAATCGCGTCATAGGTTTATTAGGTAATTACATCGACGTTTCAACGATGGCCATGTGATGCCTACACCAACAACTATTGCGACAAACGTCAGAGGCACTCTTGCGACTGCTCTTGCTGGCGTCGTGGCTTCTGTGTATAGCTCACCTCCAGAGGCAGTCATTCCGCCGGCTTGCGTAATCGTTCCAGATTCGCCTTATTTAGAAACGACAACAATCGGCAAATCGCAGGTACGCGTGAAGATCAACTTTGTGGTCACTGCGGCCGTTGCTTACAACAACACGGCCGGAGCACTCGACAATCTTGAGCAGCTTGTTATTAGCATCATGGCAGCGATGCCAGCA